TGCTCGTGATCGTAAGCGTAAGCTTAATTATGTGTCCAATATTCTTGTTGTGGAAGATCCTGCTGCTCCTCAAAACAAGGGTAAGGTGTTCCTGTTTAAGTACGGCAAGAAGATTTTTGACAAGATTCAAGAGCAAATGAATCCAGAATTTGAAGACGAAAATGCAGTTAATCCGTTTGACTTCTGGAAGGGAGCAAACTTTAAATTGAAGGTTCGTAAGGTTGAAGGTTACGTCAACTACGATAAGTCTGAGTTTAGTGCGGCTTCAGAACTGCTTGACGGTGATGATGCCAAGCTTGAGGCTCTGTGGAAGAAGCAATACGCTCTCAAGGAGTTTGTGAATCCCAAGGAGTTCAAGAGTTACGCAGAACTCAAGGTAAAGCTTGTAGATGCCCTAGGAGGCGATGTTCGTGGTGAGGCCGGTAATGACGAGTCTATTGAAGACCAGGCTCCAGTTCGATCTACACGAAAGCCTCAGCCAAAGACTGAGGTAGACGAAGATGTGGATGTAGATTCGTATCTAAAGTCTCTTGGTGAAGACTAAAAAAGGCCCCGAAAGGGGCCTTTTCTTTTATCCTAAATCATTTTTAAATCTTGGAATTTCTTTGTATTCTTGATTTAAATCTGTTATTGGATCTGATTTTATAATAGGTCTGTTTGTGTTTTGTTGGCTCTTGGTTACGTTAGTACTGTAACTCATGGCTGCTGTATTTTGTAATGGATTGCTTGTTTTAGTATTTTGTTGTGTTCTTATTTTTAGATCTAAATCTTTAATTTGATTTTGTAATCTATCCATATTTTCTGCAGATTTTTTAGAATATTGTGCGTTATCACTTGTTATATTTTTAAAATCATTTTTAGAAGACGATAATGAAGATTTTAAAGAATTAATTACATTACTTCCTTCTATTTCTTGTGTTTGTGGAACAGCAGAACTGTACATAAAAGAATTTATACGTTCTTCTGAATCTTGTTGTACTTCAATTTCATCATCAGATTGAAAAAAAGATTTTTGTTGTTGTGGTTTTGTTTCGGTATTATCTTTGCGATTTTGATTTTCTTTTCTTTCGTCTTTTTGTTCTTTAGTTTTTTTCCGTCTAGAAATTTCTTCCCAATACTTTTTATCAGTATCGGACATACTATTGGTATCTTCTGGTATTTCAATACCAGAAAAATCACCACTTCTAGCTCTTTTTAATGTGTCTGTTTTTTCTTGCCGTTTTACTTTTTGTTCTTTAGTTTTCTTCCGTCTAGAAATTTCTTCCCAATACTTTTTATCAGTATCGGACATACTATTGGTATCTTCTGGTATTTCAATACCAGAAAAGTCTCCTTTCCTAGCTCGTTTTAGTTCGTCTTGTTTCTTTAGTTTTTTTATTTCTTTATAATGCTGTATATCTGCACTACCCAAAGGCGCATTTTCTTCTGGAATCTCTACACCAGAAAAGTCTCCTTTCCTAGCTCGTTTTAGTTCGTCTTTTCTTTTACTTTCTGCTAATTTATTAAGATGCGTCATTTCTTCTTTTAAAGAAGAATCAACATCTTTTCTTTGATCTTTATCCATTCCTTCTACTAAGAAATTTAAAGCTCTTCCTCGCTTTATATTTTCCTGAGATACTTCTCCCTTTTTAGCAGCAGCCAATTCTTCTTTTTTAACTTTAGCTAGATCTTCTTTTTCTTTTTGTTTTTGTTTTTCTTCTTGTTTTTTTGCGGCTTGTGCATTTTGTTTTGCTTCTCTATCTAATCTAGATTCTTCTGCATTTTGTTTTTTTGCTTCTTTTATCTTTTCTCTTAATATTTGTTTTCTGCTCTCTGGTGTATTGGGATCATTTAAAATTCTATCCATCTCTTCACGCCGCATGGGGGACTCTTTCAACCAACTAGCAATATTTTTTGTTCCTAGATTGCTATCGGCACTAGAGGCATCAATAGAGCCAGACCCATCCCACTCTATTTTTTGAAACTCTTCATTCCATTCAGTTTTTATATCTTCCCTCATCAACGCTTCACGTCCTTGTACATCTTTTGGTAGATTATCTAAAACTTCTTGTGGACTGTTAGGATTAGCAGCAAGTGCTTTTTGTATATTTCGATCTTTAGAATCCTTTAATAATAGTAAAGCTTCTGGTGTAGAATTTGGATTTTTTGCAATATACAGTTGATCTTTAGGATTACCAGACGATGCCATTTTATAAAATGGATCATTTGTGGGGGGTGCAGACGGATTACGGGATTCATTTTTTATCTTTAATCCTTGTTCCGCAAAAAAATCAGAACCTTTTAATAGTGTTTTTTTATTATCGTCTAGCATGGAATATTATGCGTAATTGTTTTGAGTATCTTTTTGTTTTTCTAATTCATTAGTTATTAGCTGTATTAATACCTGTCGTTGCCAAGGCAACATACTATAAAACTCTTCCATACTATAATTATGGAAATATTTCATTTGAAACATCAGAGTAAAAAATGTCTGAAGGCTTATGTGATTAAAAAAAAAATTTATTATATTAAAAGTACCAGATAATTCTACGGTTCTATTTACGCCATCAGATGTGGTGTAATTTAGATCTATTAGTAATCTGGGAGTGTTATCAAAATATTCTATTAAAGTTTTGAATTGTTTTGATGTTAAATTTTCAACAAACTCTTTTAGTTCTTGTTTGGATAAATCTTCAGATGTCAGTATCTTTTTATCTTTTTGTATTTCTACTATACTTTCAGCAATAAATTCAAATTTACTTTCAATATTTTTAGTAAAATCTGGTTTATTTAATAAAATTTGAATATTTGGTTGATTTATTTTTAATATAATTCCATCACCCAGATTTACTTTATTTTTTTGCTCAGTTCCTTTAATTTGTATATCTTTTGTTAAATCAACAGTAACCTTTACTGATTCTTTAGTTACTGGGCATTTTATTGTTACTCTTTCTATTTCACCAATAGATTTTTCTCGTAACTTTAAAAAAGCATATTCAAAATCAATTAAAGAATATTCTATTATATTTTCTTCTTCAAAACAAGAAGACATAATATCAATTAATGTTTTTGCTATATTAACACTATCTTCGGATTGTTTTGCTAATAATAAAGAACTTTCTTCTCTCACTGTAAATGGTCTAAAAAAACACGTTTTATTTGATGGAAGAGTTATATTATATTTTGGAAAACTTATTATATCTCGTATTTTGCTCATAAATTATTTAGAGGGTAAATGGACTTGTAGTTGTACCCATACTCATGTATCTATAGTTAAAGTCTACCTGCATTCTTAATAAATCTCCGGAATCCATGTTAAATTCTGAAGGTAATATTAATTTTGGCCAAGCATTATATAATGTCATTGCTGTAGCTGCTGAAGCAACATTACCATTAGAATCTAATGGAGTTATTGTCATTTTTGCTGTGGTTTCCACTCGTTGATCAAACAAAAAATTACCAGGTTTTTTACCGAAATTAACATTTTTTACTAGATTATCCATCCAATCTTCTATAAACTTTCTTATTTGAAAGTTTTCGTCTACTAAAAATTCAATAATAAATTTATCATCAAATTCTTGTTTTAGTGGTACTTTCCATGTAGGAGTATACGGCCCAACCGAATCTGGATAAAATTGAATAGATCGTGATGGTATTTGTACCATAGTGGCAAAAAAAGTTTGTGGGCCTTTTACTTCATTTGATGCTAATAAAAAGTCTACCTGGTATCTGTTCATTCTTTGTGGTGAACTTTTACTAAGATAATCAATTAAACTTGATATACCAGTTAAATTTTTGCCAGCTGTTGCTGGAGCACTAGAATTTGTTTTGGTATTTGGAACAGCACTTTGTGGTGTTGTAGATATTGGTTGATTTGGCATTTTATGTTTTTGTTTTAAATATATCGTTTTCTGTTAAAATTTTAAATATCCAACCATTGTTTTCACAAAACTGCTGTGCTGCTTTCCATTTACAAGTATTTATTTCAAATTGGATAGATTCTTGAAGATAAGTTTTTTTATTTTTCTTCATTTTAGGTTGAATTGTTTGTTTTTTAGGTTTAATTTCCACCATGTAAGTGATAACTTTACCGTCTTTTAACACCTCAAAAACAAAGTCTGGATAATACGTGTGAATACTACGGTCTATTGTTGATATGTACGGTATTTTTACTTCTTCGCTAGACCAACGAATTACATTAGCGTTGCTATCCAAATATTTACAAAATCGTCTTTCCCACAAGGAACGACACACAATATTGTTTACGTTTCCCAAGTATTTTTTGGGATTCTCTGGCTCGTATTTTGTTTTATATGCCATTATTTCATAATATATATTGTAATGGCAATGGCATATCCTTACTACTTTCCTCCATCAACAGATCCTTCGTATAAGGACGTAAAAACGTGGATGACTTTTTGGGCTGCAGACTATAGTACCTTTTCCGGTAATAGAATGCCAGCTAGTGTTATAAGTAATGCCCATACTAGTATAACTGTGCCGTATCCTGGTATTTTTAATACTCAAAATCAACAAGAATACTCAAATATGCCTACTCCACAGATTAAAGCCATGGAAATAGGTATATTTGGATCTTTACAACAATCTTTATTGGGAACGATAGAAAAGACCGAATCTTTCCTTCGTGGTGGAAATATTATGACTTTTGACCACATGGAAACAGTACTAATTCCAGGTGGTAGAAGAACTCATCGTTTTGAATTAAATTTAATTTCAAAATCTCCAGATGCAGCCCAAGAGGCAACAAATATTGCTCTGGTCTTCCAAACCTTGATGCATCCAGGAGCAAACACAGAATCCATATACACCCAAACACATCCCGCTGTCTGGGTTTTTACCGCAGGAACTAGTACTAAGGATGGATTTGCCGACGATGTTGGAGCTCTTGATGGATTTGGTTTGACTTCAGTATTGGCAAGTGTTGACATAAACCGTGCACCGATACAAAATATACCGTATACCGTGGCTGTTGCAGGAAAAGAAGTTCCAGTCGCAATAAATATAAAACTTAGCTTTATGGAACTAGAACCAGCACTCCGTGCAGATAAATCTGATAGAATACTCATCAACAGATCGCAACGAGGATGACATGTTAAACTACTTTCCTTCCATACAATATAACTTTGGAGTAACTGGCGGAACTCTTAGTGCTGTGGATATATTTAAATGTGTTACTCTAAATTTGGATGATATGACTTCTATAAAATCTGTAAAACCAGAACAATACGAAAGACCAGATCAACTATCGTATAAATTGTATGGTTTATTTGATTATTATTGGGTTTTAATGTTAACAAATAAAATTAAAGATCCTATAAACGACTGGGATGGTAATTATAAATTAAATTATCCAAGCAAAATAGTAGCAGAAAAAATAAAAAATATAGTGAGAGACAGTACAGATAGAGTAATTAATATAAAATTAAGTGAAATATAATGCAAGTAC